GTGGTTCCGAGTACCTAAGTGCTTGCTCAAGAAATCTTACACTGCAAGCTGACGGGCGCGACGCGGCCTCCTGGGGAGAGGATTGGCGACGGGCCGTGCACTGTTCGGAGGTCGTTGTTCACGCGCTCTCTCAAGACCGGCCTGAGAAAGCTCCTTGGACAACCGCACCTGCGCCGCTTCGCGGAGGACACGTTGGGCGTCGCTTTCCGGCACGCCTTGCCACTCTACAAGTGACTGGCGTCCTGGCAAGATGCGACGTTTCCCTTTGGCTTTGCGCCTAGCACGAGCTGCTCTACCCATCGCTGAAACCCCTTCCAAAGCTGGCCCCACATAAGGGAGAAGTGCGACTCCTCCCGGGATGGCTGCTAGCAATGGCGGCGCGATCATGGATATAGCGGCTTTGATGGCTTCCCACAACTTGTTCGTGGTGTTGTAGTCTGCTGGGTAACCATCCTTGAGTTCTCGTGCTATCGCAAAGTACGTGTCAATGGCCAACGGGTCGTATGGAGGGCTCAACTTGAGTTGTGGAGTCAAGGTTGATGAGGGATCGAGCTGGATCTCGATGCCCATACGAAAATGGAATGTAAAACTTGTCTGGTTGCTCAAGTTCCGCGCACTAAGATGCGCGACGTTTCCATTCATCAACCCGGGGATGCCTTCCCCTTCCATATTAGCATACGTCCCGTGGAACGGGTTGACCTGAGGAAAGGGATAGGCGGGAGTGAACGTGGTCTGAAGCGTATACACACCAGATGCTGAAGGTCTGTTGGTACCCTTATTGCATGGTATGATGAAATCCCGTTCAGATTGCCACTCCTGGCAGGTGTCTGTCAACTTCAACGGGATATACGCCCCTTCCTTCGACCGCCCTATCATGGCATTGGGCATAGCTTGCGACCGCTCGAAGTTAGGTCCTTCAGAGGTCTGATCAAAGTACGCCAACGCATAAGTCCCGTAATAGGGGTCAACTGGTAAGGCTCCTGAGCGCCCTGTGTGAAGGATGCGAGGCTCAAACGTCGACTGACACACTGCAAGTGTGCCTTGGTTGGCCAAGTCAGGACCGTCTTGAAGTACGGTCACCGACTGATAGCACAACCTCCAACGCTTAGCCAATGTCATCCAGGTCGTTACCAACTGGTCGACCAGCGTGCCTGCTGGTGCGAGCTGACTATTACGGAAATTCCCTTCCCCGCCTATGCCCAACGATGGGTCATAAGCGTCAATACCGTCCCAATACGCGAAGAACAGCGGATGCGGCAACAACGTCATGTCAAACGCCCATGGGGTCGGCCCATTTGGTCTAACGGTTAACGTTGCTGTCGTCTGGTAGTTCATACACAGAGTGGGAATTGCTGATTTGTCTGGAATCCCTCGCACTTCCGTCATGGGGTCTGACGGATGGAGAGCTTTGACGCACCAGTCCACTCCTGTGTTCGTGTTTCCGAACACTCTTCCTTCCTTGGTTATGAGTCCTTTTAGCTGTTGACTCATGAAAGCAAAAACAAAAACAAAGCACAAATCTTGCCCCACAAAGTTTTGGACAAGATCAACTGAACTCGCCGACGGGGGATCGTGAAACCCCTACCTACTCATAGGTGGCTGCGTGGTCTGAACTGGTAACCGGGGGGTCGTTGAGCCCCATACCCTCTCGAGAGTATTCTTGCGGTGGGTGTAGCTAGCGGTGTTATGAATAATCCCCTGCGAGTGCTCCGAACAGAGGGTGTTCGAAGAAGGTGAACAGGGGGGCGTGTGTTATCCAGGCCTCTACTTGCAATATGTCAACTGGATCAACCCCATAGCGATCTGCAATCTGCATAGTAGGGTCTGCAAGTATAACCTGGGTAGGTGTTACCATGCGTTCAATCTGCAAGCCAGCAGTCTCATCACCTGCGTGATAAAACCTAGTAACAAAGGCACGTAGCAAAGGAACTTGAGAATACGCATGATACGAGGCAGCTAAAGACCGAGCGTGCCTCTCCACAGCAGTTGGCAAATCCCGCGTTCGATATACCAATCGTGGGTCGCGGATGCACTTGCCCAACTTCAAGAACCGGGAGGGCAAAGGTGCCCAGACCCAGTCCAGTGTCGTGGTCAAATAAAAGGTGCCCTTGAGAAACTCTAGCGTTTCGATCGATTCAGCCACCTTCAACTTGACTTTGAAGCCCATGACCTCTACAAATGATTGTACTCCTGCCAATTGGTGTGACAGTTCATCTCGAGGCACGTGCCGGTGTTGTGTGATATGGTTCCCGAACGCCCAACCTAGGAGCACATCAGCCGCCCAGTACCAAACGAGCCCATTCACTATACTGTTACCAATGGTAGTGTCTGGGCCGCCTGTGTCGCGCATCGCGCGTCTCTTGCGGTTGATAACTAGCTTGTCTCCTCTTGGCGTCTGTACCACATATGGCACTGTTGACAGATGACGTAACAGAGCGATGACCTCAGCGTCGACCCCAAGCCGGTCAAGAATACGATACTCATGATCGAGCACCGCAGCTCCTTGAGCTTGATCGAAACTACTGAAATCACCGGAAAGCCAGTGCACTCTGCCGAACAGTGAGACAGCAATGATGCTGTCATCCCCACACACAAAGATATGGACGGATGGGGAGGGATACTGCAAAACAGTGGATACCCTTCGCCCCAAGTTAGCGTCTCCAAGCAGTTGCAAAAACCAAGTAAACATTCAAAACTGCCACGTAACGGTACAAGTTACCGTCTGCATCGTGCAATTCTAAGTTACACTGCTGTTGACATGCCCGCTCTCCATCCCATTCAATGTGTAGCCGACGCGTTGCCTCCCTGATAGAAGGCCCTGCCCAAACCTGGACCATTGGGTCCACTGATGCGATAGTGCGTGCCTTGAATTCCTGGGTAGGTCTAACCAAGTGTTCATCCAACTTAATGGTTAACTTGGTCTTGGAAAATCGTGCACTATCTAAAGCTGGGCGCATACGCATGAAGTCATTTAGCAGACGCGTCAGTCGAAAACCAACCCTTGACCACTGTAGATAAATCAATAAGAACCCCGTAGGTCCTACAGATCGCCGACTTCCAAGACAGTCAACTCGAGCATATCACTCTATCCTGGTATTTATTTGTAGACCGCCACCCAGCTGCCGCAGTTAAAACAGCGTAGGCGGTGTTCAGTGTAGGTTTCACTGCCAAGTCACCTTCCTTGGTGTGCACTCAAGGTACACAGCTACACCCAATAAGACACAGACCACCAACCTGTGAATTTTCGCGCACGCGGCCCCCTCAAGTGTTTCACGTAGCAATGGTCCGTAAAAACGGGTTTGCCGATGATGTCCAGCTTTGAGGGTCGTGTCTGGTTCATTCTCTATGGGGGATTCGCGTGAACTAAGCACTAGTATATATTATAACTAGGATAGAGTCGCTGTCCTCATACTTGCCTAAGGTATTTGAC